AGGGTATTCGGATCGCACCATAAGAGTAGGCAATACGCTGCAAAGTTGTTTCGATAATGCAAGACACACCTCGCCCAGTAACCGAAATAGCGAAATCGGATATTTTATCATTTTTATTCTTATCGCGCTATCTTCGTATTATCGTATTTGAATCATGGCCCTCATTAGCAGATCCGAAGCCGCACGCGCATTGGGCGTATCACCCGAAGCTGTCTATGCAGCAGTGAAAAGCGGAAGATTATCGGTCAAGAAAGACGCATATGGCAAGCCTGTTGTCGATAGTGAAACAATGCGAGAGGAATGGGCCAGGAACACGCAGACGAGAATTGGAATCGGTCCAAAAGCCGCTGGCCCAGGCAAGGAGAAGAAGCCTTTGCGCAGTCGCGAGGAGAGAATGGCTTCAGGCAGTGAGCAGCCGAGGATCAGCAAGACTCAGGAGTCGATCCCCGACTATGACGAATCTCGCGCTCGAACGGAGCATTTAAAGGCAGAGCTGCTTGAACTTGATCGACAGCAAAAAGAGGGGCTCCTGGTTAAAGCAGAGGACATTGCGCTTGAGTGGTCAGAAATTATCACTCGTGCAAGAACAAAGCTATTAGGGATACCAACCAAGGCAAAACAGCGAATACCAGACTTAGACACAGACGCTATTGGTGTTTTGGATGATATTGTGCGCGAAGCCTTAGAAGATTTAGCTGGTGACAGTGAATAACGTAGAAAAACTAAGAAAGTCAGCTGCTTTAGCGTTTAAACCGCCAAAAAAGATGACTTTAAGCGAGTGGGCGGACTCTTATGCCTACTTAAGCGCAGAATCGAGCGCAGAAGGCGGAAGATGGCACACGCTGCCTTATCAGAAGGGGATAATGGATGCGATCACGAATCCCAAGATCGAGCAGATCAGCGTGATGAAAAGTGCCCGTGTCGGGTACAGCAAAATTCTTAATCACGTCGCGGCCTTTCATATTCATCAGGATCCGTGCCCGATCATGATTGTGCAGCCCACGATTGAGGATGCACAGGGATACTCGAAGGAGGAGATCGCGCCAATGTTGCGCGATACGCCTTGCCTCAAGGGTGTAGTGAGCGAGGCCAAGTCAAAAGACGGAGCCAACACGATCCTGCAGAAGCAATTCCCTGGGGGGAGCCTGAGCCTGGTGGGCGCTAACAGTCCGCGTGGGTTTAGGCGTGTGAGTAGGCGAGTGGTGCTATTTGACGAGGTTGATGGTTATCCACCTTCGGCTGGCACCGAGGGAGACCAGATCAAGCTGGGCATTAGGCGTACTGAGTATTACTGGAACAGGAAGATCGTGGCGGGGTCAACGCCAACGGTTAAAGACTTCAGCCGTGTCGAGCGAATGTTTCTGCAGGGTGATCAGAGGCGCTATTTCGTTCCATGCCCTGACTGCGGCCACATGCAGTACTTGAAATGGGCAAATATGAAATGGCACGACAACGACCCCGACACAGCTAGTTACTGCTGCGAAAGCTGTGGCGTATGGATCCCAGCAGCAAAGAAACGTTGGATGGTTGAACGCGGTGAGTGGCGGCCCACCGCGCCTGGTAATGGTAAGCATGTCTCGTTCCATATTTGGGCGGCGTACAGCTATAGCCCAAATGCAAGCTGGTCAACACTGGTTGAAGAGTTTCTTGATGCGAAAAACGACGCAGAGCAGCTAAAGACATTCGTGAACACTGTTCTGGGCGAGACGTGGGAAGACGAATATGCGTCGAAGGTGGGCGCAGATGCTCTCAGCGAACGTTCAGCTGATGAAAAGTACAAGCAGGGCGTGGTGCCTGCGGAGGCATTGCTGCTGACTGTCGGCTGTGATACGCAGGATGATCGCTTGTCGCTCAGTGTTTGGGGATGGGGCCGCGAGGAGCAGGGTTGGTTGATTGACAGAGTGAAAATTTACGGCGACCCGTCGCGGAAAGACGTGTGGAAGCAGTTGGACGAGATTGTGCAGACGCCTTACAAGTCTGAGGATGGTCGTGAGTTGAAGCCAATGGTGGTAGCCATCGATAGCGGCGGCCACCACACCAGCGAGGTGTACCAGTATGCAAGGGAACGTCAGAGCTTGGGCGTTGTTGCGATCAAGGGCATGTCAACTAAAAACAAGCCGCCAATTGGCAAGGCAAGTAAGGTTGACCTAAACGCAAAGGGCAAAACGCTCAAGAAGGGAGCGCAGGTGTTCCCGGTTGGATCGGACACGATTAAGTCATTATTATTCGGCAGATTGAAGCACAACGATGTCGGGCCAGGGTATTTGCATTTCTATCCAACGGTTGATAAAGATTATTTCGAGGAGTTGACTGCAGAGAAGCAGGTACTCAGGTTCAGGAATGGATTCCCTGAGCGTATTTGGGTAAAAAAAAGCAGTGCAAGAAACGAAGCATTGGATGAGCTTGTTTACGCTTACGCGGCGTTAAATCGCGTGTATCAAATCAAAGATCGTCGAACGCTATGGGATCAGATGGAAAAGTCACCCGAAGAACGAAAAGAGTCCAAGCGTACAGCTTCGGCAGCGCGGACCCAGAAAAGTTTCGTTAATCATTGGTAGGAGTTAGACTGCTGAATATCAAATGCTCTCTTTAGATGGGAATCCCTCCATCCATAACTAGCGGCGTGGATACGGTGTGGACTGATTCCGAGACCGTTGACGTTTTTGGAGATGCTGTAACTAGCTCTACGCATAGTCTTGTCTATTATTTTCGACTAAATACAAACGCTCAAGGTCTGACGGCAACATCAGTCGCTTACGACAGCGGTTGGAAAACAACTTTAAGCGCATCTGAAACTGCATCGGTTGTCGCAAGCCCCGACTGGTTCTTTCAGGCTGTGCTGACCAAGACTGGCGAAAACATTATTCAGGAGTACAGCCGGGGCCAGATCGAGTTTCAGCCTTCTTTGTCCTATTCGGGTACGCCCGGCGCTTTTGACGGGAGGACTCAGGCACAGAAAGATCTTGATGCTGTAAAAACAGCTATTCGAGCTTTGCTTGGTGGCGGCGCGGTTCAAGAGTACAGAATCGGGACGCGAAATTTAAAGCGATACGATATTTCGGAACTTCTGGTGTTAGAGACTAGGCTGAAGTCGATAGTGGCTAAGGAAAACAAAGCCAAGATGATCGCTTCAGGATTGGGCGATCCTAAAAATCTGTATGTTCGCTTTGGTCAAGGCTGATGGGATTAAGAACAAACTTACTTAGAAGATTTGGCTTACGGCCTATCCCTGTCGAGCAGCGCAGGCGCAGGCGCAGGCGCAGTTATGCAGGTGCTTTTGTCTCTCGCCTGACAAGCGACTGGATGAGCACTCAAGCTAGTGCTGACGCTGAAATACTCACAAGCATCAGGAAGCTGCGAGACCGCTCCCGCGAGATGGTGCGGAACAATCCTTATGCAAAGCAGGCAAAACGCACGACTCAAGTCAACGTTGTTGGCAGTGGGATCAAGCTTCAATCTCAAGTGCAGCAACTTAGGGGCAGGAAGCTAAACGATTCAGTCAATCGCTTGATTGAAGAAAAGTGGCGTTTATGGACCCGTGCGCAACATTGCGACGTAGCGGGTCGGCACAGTTTTCACATGATGGAATGGCTTGCCACTGGTGCCTTGCCAGAGTCAGGCGAGGCATTGTTCAGGATCATAAGGCGTCCGTTTGGCAACAGTAAGGTGCCATTGGCTCTTGAAATGCTTGAGTCTGACGTGCTGGATGAGGAGTACCAAGGCCCGACTCTTTCTAGAAGCAATGAGTGGAGAATGGGTGTCGAAATTAATGAATGGGGCCGCCCAGTACGTTATGCGTTTTTAACTCGTCACCCTGGCGATTCTTGGTTCCAGAATGTTTCAGAGAAAGATGGTAAGCATGTATTTCTTCCAGCAGCGGATGTAATTCATTTATTTTTACCGGAGCGGCCACAGCAGAATCGGGGTGTGCCTTGGTTCCATCCTGTGATGGTTGACGCGCATCAGCTGGCAGGATATGAACAAGCCGCTGTCGTTCGTGCTCGCGCTGGCGCAAGTGTCATGGGCTTTATCACTAGCCCAGAAGGCGAGCTTGACGGGGATGATGTTGAAGACAGCCGCCGGATTAGTGAGTTTGAGCCTGGTATGTGGAAGTATTTAGAGCCTGGTCAGAATGTTGAAGTTCCAGACATCGGCTCACCTGACCAGCAATTCGAGATGTTTGTTAAAAACAAAGTACGTCGTTTTGCTTCAGGTTTTGGCTGTAGTTATGAGACATTGAGTCGTGATTTTTCAGACACTAATTACAGCAGCAGCCGTTTAAGCCTCTTGGAAGACAGAGAGCACTGGAAAGTCGTCCAGGGGTATTTGATTGAAAATTTTCACATGAGAGTGTTCCGTGAGTGGCTTGGCTTGGCTGTGCTTGCTGGAGAGTTACCGTTCACCGATTACGAGGAAAGGCCAGAGCGATACGACACACCCAGATGGATGGCGCGTGGATGGGATTGGGTTGACCCTCTCAAAGAGGCTAAAGCTTACCGTGAGATGGAAAATGCGGGCTATTATACGAAGGCTCAAATCGTTTCAAGGTTAGGAGGAGACTTCTACGACAACTTGAGTGAAATTGCTATGGAACAGCAAGCAGCCCGTGATCTTAACGTTGAGCTTGATCGAGACATTATCGAGCAGCCCCCAGAGGTAATTGAGTGATGCCATTTAAGCCAAACGATGGAATGCGTGAAGAAGCGCAGCGTTACAAAGACTGGAAATCAGACGGCAGGAAAGGCGGCACTGAAGTCGCAGCTCGCCGCGCAACTCAAATCTTGAGCGGCAATGAGTTGAGCGATGAAACAGTAATCAAGATGAGCGCATGGTTTGCGCGTCATGAAGTAGACAAGCAAGCTGAAGGATTCAGTCCAGGAGAAGATGGCTACCCCTCGCCAGGAAGAGTCGCTTGGGCTGCTTGGGGCGGCGATTCTGGTAAAACATGGTCAGACCGCATTGTTAAATCCATGGATCGTTCAATCACCCAAGAAGAGGTTCGCGCCGAGCCTGACGCTTTAGACGTTGGAGATTTTGTGCGCTGGAGTTCTTCTGGTGGCAATGCTCAGGGACGCATTACAAGAATTGTTCGTGATGGCCAGCTAGAGGTGCCTGGCGCAGAAGTTACTATTAATGGAGAAGAGGATGATCCTGCCGCATTAATTAGGATTTATCGCGAAGGAGACGAAGGATGGCAAGAGACCGATGTTTATGCAGGGCATAAGTTCAGTACACTGAACAAGATCGAAGCATTACGCGAGATGGAGGGACAAGAGGAGGTGCATTATGCGGCCTTTGATGAAGAACATCAGAAATTGTCCCGTGATCTGGAAGGTAAGACCTTTCAGCGTGTCGAAGCTACCAGCTTCCGCATGGTTGATGAAAAGAGCATGGAGTTTCCATTCAGCTCTGAATATCCCGTGGCTCGTTATTTTGGAAACGAAATCCTGAGCCATGGCAGCGAGTCCGCCAACCTTGAGCGGCTCAATGACGGCGCACCGCTTCTTTATAACCACGATCCAGACCGCATGATCGGCGTTGTCGAGCGTGCTTGGATTGATGGAGAAAAGAAGCGGGGTTATGCCAAGGTGCGCTTCTCGCGTAATAAATTTGCGCAAGAAGTGCTCCAAGACGTTCGTGATGGAATCCTTCGCGGC